AGTCTCGCAATTTAATCACCACCTTTCAAAGCGCTTAAATCAAGCACCCTCTCGGGCTTTCTAGCTTCCCATGCGTAATAATCTAGACCTGCTTCTTTTAACGCATCTGCAGCAGCTCGACCTGTTTGCGCCCTATCAATAATTATGTAAGCATTTTGCTCGGCGTTGCGTACTTCGGTTAGTCGTTCCACAAACGGCTTTAAGAGCTCACAAATAGCAGCCCAGGATTTTGTCGGTCTAAGGTATAAAATCTTCCCTTGACTAATCATGCGATCAATTAAAAAATCCGAAGTCGGGATACTAGCAAAAACGCTATTGCCAAATCCCGCTTGCCTAATTTCCATAGCTGCTTTCCGTGCTTCAGATAGAGCAACTTCTAAACGCTTAAAAGCATCTAGCGATTTAATTTCTTTAGTTAATAGAGCTTCGTATTCATTTTCAATCGCATCGGCTTTGTCACAACTGACACGAGATACGAAGTCCTTTACCTTTTGTCTACTGACATAATGTTTTGTCATTTTATATATCCTTTTTAGTTGTAATAAGGGTTTTTACAATAATCGCCGTGAGTTCTTACTCGCGGGATGTATGTGACATCTTTCTGCTCTTCGACATCCATTTCGGCTTTATCTTTGTAAAAGCCGTATAGGGATATAGCCAGTCCGATTAACGATTGCAATATAAACTGTTCCCAACCGATTTGGTCTACTTCCAAGGCTCCCATAGAGCCTGCAACGAGGAACGTCCCCAATAACATATAGCCCATAATTATGTTTCTCCTATAACATCATCATTGATAAAATAGATGCTACTGCTGCTGCAGCTAAACTAAAATGCATTCCTGCGTCAATCCATGTCATGATTAATTCCTCCTAAAAAATTCCTGCGGATTTAAACTCCGCATCAACTACTTTCGTATCCCATCCAAGCGAATGGACAAGGAACGTCCTAAACCCTTCTTTGTCAATAACAAAGCTACGGGATTTCTTACCTGGCGACTGCCAGGCATATGCAAACGGAAATCGGTCTCTTGCGATGCCCTCTCGGATAGCTGTTAGGCTAACACCAAGGACAGTCGACATCTGGGCGACTGAAATCACTTTTCTAATCATGTGCACTGCCCCTCCTTTTACTTGATTTTAATTCAAGTTTCTAGTCAAAAAAATTTGGTCAACCGTACAGCCGAAGTACTCCGCCAATGCCACTACTTTACTAATGGCCACATTGGATATATCCTTTTCCCACGCATTATACGTGGCAACAGATATGCCAAGATCGGCGGCAACTTGCGCCTGTGTTGCCCCTTTCCGAGCCCTCAACTCGGAAATATAAAATTTGTTTGGCATTACTACCACCTCCTTATCGTGACCTCATAATAACATGAATTAAATTCAAGTGTCAATAACGAATTTGATTTTTTTTCAAGTTTACGATAAAAAATATAAAATATAATTGAATTTAATTCAAATGCATTATATAATTAGTATATAAGTTTGGGAGATCGAGAGGAGGATATTATGAAACTTTCAGATAATATTAGGTACTTTAGGAAATTAAGAAACTTATCACAGGATGAGATTGCTAAACGGCTCGGGTATAAGTCATTTACTACTATTCAGAAATGGGAAACAGGAATGGCCGAGCCACCAGTAGGTAAATTATATGAACTGGCAGATATACTACATGTCAGTATCATGGACCTGCTAAAGGACAATTTAGATGCTGAAGAAAAGTTAACAGTGAGCACGAATTCCTATCACTACGTACCTGCATCTGTATCAGCGGGCGCGTTAACCACGATAGACGCCATTAACTTCATGCCTACCATATCTATCCCTGATTTCATGATGGGGCGCTATGCGGGCAATAAGAACATATTACTTATGGCTGTCAACGGCGAAAGCATGAATAATATTATCCAAAATGGATCCGTTATTGCCATCTTAACAAATATAGAACTACCAGATATCCATGACGGAGATATTGTAGTTATTAAGAATGGAGGGGATTATACAGTTAAAAGATTCTACAATGATAAACAACATCAAGAATTTGTATTTAAACCTGATAGCTCGGATATGGCATTTCGGGACATCATATTTAGTTACGAGAATACAGATGACTTATACTTGATCGGTAAGGTCGTTATGTACAATGTGACTTTGTAAGAGATTAATAAGGGAGATGTTAGTATGATTAAGGGATTCACTAAATGTTTAATAGCAGTATCAATTATTGGGGTACCCATATACGCATCTGCAATGTCATCAGTATTAATTAAAAATGCTACGCCGCTTCAAGTTAGGAATTTTATTATTTCAGGTATTTCAAAGACTCATACCAACGCTACGGTCGAGAATGTATCAGACAACAGTCTAACAATATTATTAACTCGGATGCATCAAGTAGGGTTATTCGGCCAAATGCTAGCATCTACTGAGAATAGAGCAACGTTTACATTTCTGCCACAGGACGACGGATCCACTCAAGTAACATTTAACGAGGTGGCAACCGCATACAACCCAATGACGGGCGGGCAATTATCACGTCCCGTAGGTACGGCTCAATCCGAATTGGCTACACTAAATAATATAAAAATAGAGTTTGATGGTGGTTACCGATTTGGGTATGATGTTGATAGCAAAAAGCATAAAGGCGGATATCCAATATCTGCGGTAATTCCAGGCAGCCCTGCGGATGCTGCAGGATTAAAAGTAGGCCAAATACTACTTAAAGTAAACGGGGAAAAGATAAAATATGACAAAGTCAATAATATGTTTAATTTCGTATCAGGTATTGACTACTCGAAAACTGATGTATTAACCGTATTGGATTCATCCGGGGCGCAACGAGATATATCAATCACGTCCTGGTTTATAGATCCTAAAAATCATATGTTTGTTAAGCCTGAATAAATTCAAAAATACCCCTATCTTGAGATAGGGGTATTTTAGGAGGTATGAAAATATGGCCATGAAACGTGCCAACGGTACTGGCACCGTGTATAAGATGAAACATAAGGCTCTACGTAAGCCATATCGAGCCGTAGTGACCCTTGGATATAATTCCGAGGGTAAACCCTTACGTAAATCTATAGGCACCTTTGCGACGCAAAAAGAAGCCTATAATGCCCTTGCCCTATTCTCTACTAATCCGCAAGTCCAGGAGGAGCGCAAAATTACTTTTGGGCAGTGCTTCGATTGGCGTATGGAAGAAGCCGAACGCCAGGGGCTGTCTAAAGGACGGATTAAAAGCATGCACGTTGTGCGAAAATTGGTAGAACACCTATTTAATATAGAAATGAAAAATCTTAGAGCGGCCCATCTGCAGTCTATATTCGATAATTCGACGCACACAAAGTCTTATCAAAAGTTAATTAAAGCGATCATAGTTTCAGTAGGCACACTTGCAGTCAAGCAGGAAGTCATTCCGCGCAACTACCTTTCCGATATTATCATCAACAAGAACGCGACGCCTATCAAGAAGGCTAACATATTTACGAATTTGGCACTCTATGAGCTTTGGCAGCACTCTGACGATATAATATCCAAACTAACACTCATATACGTCTACACGGGGCTCAGGCTGAATGAATTACAAACAATCCGAGTCGATGATATCCATATTAAGGAACGCTATATGACCGGCGGTTCTAAAACAGAGGCTGGCCGTAATCGAGCTATCCCTATTGCGGAATGTATCTCCCCTTTCATCAAAGGACTCTACCAGCAAGCAAAATTCAAACGCTCCGAATGTCTATTAGATGGTGTGATACATAAGGACATTTATCGTAAGGAGCTACAAAAGCGATGTAAAGAATGGAACTTAGGCGAGCACAAGCCACACGATACTAGACACACCTTTATCTCGATGTGCAGCAACATAGGTATTGACGAGATTATTATTAAGAGAATTGTTGGCCACGCTAACAAGGATAATATCACAGCAGATGTGTATACACATAAAACATTACAACAATATATTGATGCGGTGAATAAGTTACCCCACGGAGATGACCTATTAAAAGGTGAGCAACGGTTGAGCAACCGAGAAGAAATTAGGTGATTTTTACCGTTTTGTAAAAATAAAAAGACCAGTAAACATAAGCGTTCACTGGTCTTTTAAATTTGTTGTACTATTCAGCGGAAATTACAGAAACTGGGCAAACGGATTCGCAAGAACCGCAATCGATGCAAGCATCGCCAATTTCGTATTTAGTTTCGCCTTCAGTAATGCAGGAAACTGGGCAAACAGATGCGCAAGAACCACATTTAATGCAACCATCAGCAATAACTCTCATAATTAGGACCTCCATCAAAATATAGATCAAAACTTTTTATTATCATTTAGAAAGGCACTTGCCTCAACTTATGTTCTCATTATCACACAGTTCAAATTGAAAGTCAAATGAAAATGATAAAAAATTATATAATATTTTGCATAATAATTGTTCCTTTTTATCATAAAAAGCCTATATTTATATGTATTTTGATATTTCTTTTCATTTATGTAATTGAGTTTAATAATCAATAATTGAGAATGCACTAATTATCATTTCAATTAAAATACGTACTATTATACTAGGAATTCAATTATCAATATTTATTATCATAAAAACTATTTTTTTATTACAACAGATTTAACACTTATCTATATTTTAATCTAACATATAAACTTCACTCTAAAAAAGGCCGAATCATACGATTCGACCTCATTTATATTTATAAAGTAAAGTAATATCTTTACTATTATTCACTATATAACAATAATACTATTTTTTTCTTATAGCACTTAGAAAGATGTTAAGAATGTTAGTGTACCTAAAATAACGCCTGCAAGGTTTGGTACGATTAAAATATAATCACGTTTAGGTGATTTTGTCCAACCATATAATACCCAGATCAAACAGGATACTGCTGCAAATAATGGTTGCCATGGTTGACTAGGTTGACCATGAAGATTAGCAATTATTTGTGGGATATAGGCTAAAAATACAAATACACCAATAAATGCACCAATAGAACCAACTAACATGTTAAATCTTTCTTTTGTCATAGATGACCTCCTTATTCAACATTACATTATTATATCTTACACAATATACTATATCATATTTTTTTCGATGTAGTCAATTGTGTAAAATTAATCATGCAAATTAGTTTAATTCATATTGCTTTTGATTACACTTATATGTAATCTATATTAAAATCATATAGACTAAAATCATAAAAAACGAGGCCGAATCTTACGATTCGACCTCGTGTGTGCTTGTATAGTAGAGTAACCTATTCCCTATTATTTACCAGGGAAGAATGGCCATACCATTGGAATGATAATTAAGCTTACTACGAAGCAAACTAAAATCAATGGAACGCCAGCTTTTACATAATCTGTAAATTTGTATTGGCCAGGACCAAGTACTAGTGTATTTGGAGGTGTACCTACAGGTGTACCGAATGCACAAGATGCAGCAACGCCGATAGCCATCAATACTGCATGAGGGTCAGCGCCCATACCTTGAGCAATGGAGATAC